TGAAAAGACTATAGAAAATCACGAGATGAGAATTAGAACTGTAGAGGGTGAGCTTGGGGCACTGAGAGACGTACCAGAAAAGTTGTGGAAGGTTAGTATGAGCAACTCCAAGCTCACGGGCATGGTGGCCGCTGCTGGCGGTGTGGGGGGACTCGTTGCAACTATCATAACTGTAGTATTGAAGTTGTTAGGTGAATAGGATGCCGTTTAATGATAGAATTAGGAAGCTACCTCTTACAAAGCTTATAGCATTATGCTTTACCATATTCACTTGCGTCCTTATAGTGCTCGATGTCACGTCATTATGTCCACTGACTGAACGATCGGCGGACTTGCTCAAGTGGCTTGGAAGTACCATTATTGTGGGGTACTTTGGCAAGTCATCGTACGAACATAAAATAGACACTACCGCAGGGAGGAAGGTGAACTCATGAGTTCTAAGTGGTTTTGGCTAATTATAATTGCTGTCGTCTTGTTAAGTGCTGTCTTTATTTGGCACAATCACACTTCAACTCAAGACATGTTGTTGAAAGCGCAAGAAACGATAAAGGAAACTCAAGAAGCGTTGAAGGAAAGTCAAGAAGCATTACTAAAGCTAGACAAGATAGCACAAGAAATAAAAGATGTCTCACAAATTGCCGAAAAGGCAGGAGATGAATATGTTAAAGAGATTAGGTTTGTTTCTGATGATGAGTTTCTTGATAAGCTTAATACTTACTCAACCGTCATGGTCGAGCGAGTCAAGCAATTGGAATGAAGGTTGGAGGAAGCTTTTACCAGGTTATACCGTTACCGATCCGCTTCTGGCGGCACCGTGGGATTGGGGACGTGATGTTCTCACAGGAGCGATGGCAGAGCATGAGGAGCTTCAAACGTTCAAATATCGCATGGTTACAATCGAACAGCAGTTACAAGAAGCTATGGAAGAAGCTAATAGAGCTAATGCTGAGCTAGAGCGTCAATTGTCACTTACAGAAGAAAACTTAAGATCACTACAGGATAACATGAATAAAGAATTATCACGCTCGTATAATAAGGGTTTTATTAAGGGAGGCACTCTAGGCTTTATAATAGGGGTAAGTGTGGGCTTAATAATTGACTGAGGAGGTGGTATTATGTCTGAAGATAAAAAGAAAATTACCATTAGTGGTAAACAAGCGGTTTTTATTGCAGCATTAATTGTGGTTATGGCTATAGTTTTGTTAGCAATGTAAATAAGTGGGGTCATTACGACCCCACTTAACTATTTTTTCTTGTGCTTCCTGGGGACGGGATTATCAGGATGTTTTTTTGTTCCACGTAGCAGCGGCAATCCTTTTGGCTTCTTTGTCTGCTTTCTCCCGTGACATTCCTTTTTTAATCAGATCCTCCTTTATTGCGTTCCGCATTTTCTCGTATCCTTTCGGCATAGTCCTCCCCCTCCTTTTCAAACCTGTACCCACCAAACTGAGCATCAGTAAATGTGAGTAAGTACTCACCATTAATACTTCTAAATATATGTTTCTCCTTTCTGCCTTGCATCTTGCCCTCATATATAAACTTATTAGGTAAGAATACTACACATTGTGGAGTCTCGTTTTCTCTAATTAAATACACAGCACCTTGTTCAAATCTATGATCCTTTGTTATTGCTGCCTTGTCCATCCTATACTGGAGTGTGTACATCTTAGATTTAACAGATGACTTTGTACGACCAATATGATCAGCTATCTCCTGCTGTGTATATCCTTCTAAGTCCATTTGTAAGACTGTGTCATATTCTTCCTGCGTCCAATTTTTGCTCCTTGTATGTTTTTTAACATACTTGGACATTTACCTCACTCCAAGTCCCACACATCTACTCCATATTCATCATGAAGTTTCTTGAGCATTTCAATAGTTCCGCTTACCTCAAGTTTTTTGTAGATAGTAAGTAGTCTATTCTTAATTGTTTTAGGGCTTCGATCCAAGATTTCACCTATCTCCTTAGCTGTCTTGCCCTGCGCCTTTAGTTTAATTATCGTCCATTCTTTCTCAGTTAAATCTTTCTTCAAATTTATCATATTTGTCCCTCCTTAAATTTTTGTTCCATATCTTCTATGCTGGTAGCCACTAATACTATGGCTCCAGCTTTCTGCCAATCATACAGCGTCTTAGCTTGAAGCATTGTGGCCCCCATTGCTAACCATTCTTGCATCTCTTGTGGTACTTCATTGCGTTTAACCTTGGGTACTCTAGGTTTTGCACCTGGTACTTTAACCTCAACCACCCACGTACGCCCCTTTATACACCCTATAATGTCGGGGAATCCTGCCGACATAGGCCCACCATGCACTTTATGACAAACACCACCCTTAGCTTTAAACCATTCCTGTATTTTCTTTACAATAAGTTTTTCTGACACGTTAACCCCTCCATTAAAGGGAAGCCATGCACGCCAAACGACGGCGTACACAAAACTAATTCTTCTCTGGCCCTTGTGCCTGCAACGTAATACAACCTTCTAAGTGAGTCTCTATCGTCATCACCTCCGTACCACTTTTTTACTTGTGGTCTAGCAAGGTCGGGTAACACATAAACAATGTCAGCCTCACCACCCTTGACGCTGTGTATTGTTCCTATGATTACTTGTGGCTGATCTAAAAGCTGTGACGCTTTTTTCTTCAATATTTTTAACGGATACTGCATTTTTTTCTTCCCTTCAGCTGTGAGGTTTGCTTCAAACCACTCAAGCTTTCTTTCTTCATTGCCAAAGACCATCGTTAAAGCCTCTTCATCAGAAAACGCATCAGCTATAGTAAACTTATCAGTTGGCTTAGCCCTTTTAATCTTTTCTTTGACCCCGTATTTTAAGACTTTAGAATCTATCAATGGGATCCATTTCTCTAAGTCTTCGGCTGACCACATAGGCGTTGCGGCCTCACCCCACAAAGTCTTAGAAAACTTCATGAAGGATGCTAACCTGTCAGCAGATGAAGTACCTCTACCATGATTCAATGGGTTCCATGCACCTTGCTTTAGTCTGTAAGGATTGTGGTAGGCTATGCCTTCCTCTCTCATAAGTTTTATGAAGGGGATGAGCATGTAAGCACATGAGGCTAAGACCATTATTTTTTTGCCTCTGTTCATGTCTTTTTCTACTTCTAAGAGCAACATCGATGGGTCTTTGGCGTTGGCTTGAGAAAGTCTGACCCTACCTTCAACGACCTTACCATCCTCCTCTCGTGGTTTGTATTCTTTCTTTTGACGTCTTTTGACTTTAGATATTATATTTTCAGACCAAGACAATATCGACTTAGGCACTCTATATGATTGCCCTAATATTATAATGTGATCTTCGGGTAACGGCGGATCAAGCATTGAATCAGGTGAAGCTCCAAGGAAACTATAGAGACACTGTTGATCGTCTCCTGCCAATATCAACATATCCATTTGGCTGCCCCACTTACGTACTAAGGCAAACTGCAAAGGTGTCATGTCCTGCGCTTCATCGACAAAACCAACAACAGGTTTGTTAGGTGCATAGGGGATTTCTTTCAGCGCAATCTCAAGTAAATCAGTAAAATCAAGTAAGTTATTGCCTCGTTTCCACGTCTCCCAGGCGTTATATAACATTCTTATATTCGTAGGCCACATCTCTGGAGGTATGAGCATTGATCGTAGCCGTTGCATTTCTTGGTATCCTTCAGCCCCTGGAGTTGTGGCAGGCTGAACGTCGAAGGGGTCATCAATATCTACATCAGTTGTTATGGCCATGTCGGGATATTCTGCATTGAACTCTGCAAAGTGGTTTTCAGCGATGTCATGGCATTCTAAAGCTCTATAACAATGTGCATGTAATGTACCAACAGATGTTTTAGGCAAGCCTACGCCGTCACGTGAGGCTATTTCTATAGCAGCGGCTCTGGTAAACGAAGTAACAAATACATTTTCGCCGCCGTAAGTTTGCCTAGCTCGTTTGATTTGTCGAGCGAGATATGTAGTCTTACCCGTGCCTGGCGGGCCAAAGACTCTGTATTCATTCGTAGTCTTCGTAGTCTTCGTAGTCTCCATCTTCTTCGCCTCCTTCCGCCTCTATTTTTATATCTTCCGCTGGCATTTCAAACACTCTCGTTTGTGCCCTTGTGCCAATATGAGTTCTATAGTTTATCTTTGTGTTTTTAATGCCTATTCTTTGTAGTCTTGCACCTAGCTTTTGCAAGGGAATTCTTTCCCCCCGTGACATTAACCATGACCTAAGTTCATCAATGTAAAAACAAACACTGTCATTCCTATAAAACGGCTTTCTAGCTATTACAGCCTCCTCTATGTTGTCTTCAGGTAATGGGGGGTGGCTAGCCAAATAACTTTCCACCCACATCTTGGTCTGCGATTCCTCTGACAATTCTTGACCTATGTCAACGTCACGGGCGGCAAACCTCAGTGCCTGCAAAATAACGTCCCAGTCCTCTGTTTTGTAACGGGGTGGGTATACCTTTGTTATGTCACCCACCCTTTTCCTAAAAGCGTTAGATGTGGCCAAGTCTTCTTGCCCTTTGTGAAAGAATACCTTGCCATTCTCAGTGAAAAGCTCATACTCACGTGGGTCTGTTTTATATGCTATGAAGTCATATATCTGTAGACCAAAGAGTATCGACAAAAGAGCAAACACTGACTTTCTCTCAGCGTATACAGTATCTTGGCCGCTGGCATTCAAGTCTTTCAACTTAGGGATAATAGAAGATACGTCGTGTGTTTCTTCAGGAGCTAACCCTAGCTGACCGCCCTCACGTGCTTTGGCTATAGTTCTCTGGTAATATTCAAGCCGTTTAATAGGAAAGCCCTGCTCTTTGGCGTGGCATATCAAGAGGTCGCATATCTCTTGATCTGACAGGTTAGCCATAGCTGCGTAGGATGCTATAGCTAGGTCGTAACCGCTGTTTGACCTGTCTTTGATTGGCTTTTTATGCGTCCAGGTAACAGCGAAATTTTCTATATTGGCACACATAGATGAAAATTGTGGCGGGTAGTCAGCATCAGGATTAATCACTATGTTTACGGATATTGAAGGATCGCTCGTACCACGCCTGGCATCCCATGCTTCCTGTGGTATCATGTCTGTTAGTTCTGCAACAGTATATAAGCACTTAGTATCTTCTATGATTTCTACGGGGACAGGGAATTCACCCTTGTGATTAAAGGTACCAGGAATCCTCATGATCCTAGCAAGGTCGCTGACGCTGTCTAGCCCCCAGCCAAAATGCAAAGCCTTCAGCCTGTACCATTCATTCCACGCCCCAGCTAACTTTGAGGCAGATAATCTATCTTCAGGACTATCAAAAATGAACGGCTCAGTAAATAACCACCAAGCTTGGAGGCCATAGCCAGAATTTATAACAAGCGACGGCTTAGGGCCATCAGCAAGGATCTTTGTTGCATCGGCTGTAGTACGTGGTAGATCAGCCCTTGAACGATGTAAACATTGAACGTCAATGTCAAGCCAAAGACCGTACAGTCCTATCGAGTCAGCGGCTTTGCCCCTCGTAACTCTGTCGCCGCCCTCCTTGAATAACGACACGGCAATGTACATATCAGTTTCATCTTTATGTTTTTCTATGTATTCCTTTGCCTTGCCAAGGCTAAATTCATTCAACAGAAACCAGAAAGACTTTTTATCTTTCAGTGTCCAGATATATGACCATAGGTTCTTTGTTTTTGACGTGATTGGTATATAGTCAAGCACATCTACACCTCCCTTCGCTGGTAGTAATAGAGGGGCGCAAGGCCCCTCTATGTAAACGTTATGCTTCTGGCTCTACCAGCTCAGGATCGAACTTAATGCCCTTCATTACTCCGTTCCAGAACTCAGCATAAGACTGGAACATCTCTACATCTGGGTCTGCAAGAATACCTTTGACCTTAAACTCAATCTGCGAATAAGTGATACCGCTCTTTGATTTAACCTTAGAAAGAGTTAACCCAGTTATTACGCCATAGTAAGGCACGTTGGCTTGAGTCAGCCGTAAGAAGTATGACTTAGCATTCTTCAAAGATGTGGGCGGTACCACTACCATGATAGGTATCTGGTCGTTCTTGCGCAGGACAAATAACAACCTTCGTTCGGCGCATCGTTTGCCGTTTCCGTCAAGGGCACTGCCCCACTGATTCATCGGGCATGTGGCACAGTCTCTGCGCTCCTCGTATCCTTTCTCAAGGGGGTCACCAAACCCAGTAATACCATCGTCGCTTGAGCAGTTTGGTGGAGTACCTGGAGCATCTTGAAAGCTTGTTAAATACAATGATCTTACAGGCTTCCATCCCACAATCACGCCTTCAATTTCAGGCGTAGACTCAGGCCCCGTGAGCCCAGGTACTTCCCACGCTATACCTCCTCCTGCGGGCACTGTGACTTTATCAAGGTCAAACTGGTTGATCTTGTCCCCACCAAGGTTGGCTTCAAGAACTACCTTCACCTTCTCCCCCTGCGTTGCTATTGCAAAACCTTCAGCCTTTACTATTTCGTATGCCATCTTCATTACCTCCCTTATTTATTTTAGGCCCAGTATAACTGGCCTTACCTGCTCGTATACTTCTATGTATTTTGCTGCCCATTCGGGCAATTCTACACCGTTGATATCAGCATATTCTCTGACCCAGGACTCCAAGGTCTTGGGGTGTATGGTCTCTTTAACGAGACCATCAAAACCCTGTCTCTTGAACTCCTCATAAGCCTCCTCTTTTTTGTCCTCAGGTATTCTTGCCCTTATATCTGTACGTAGAGCTATTGTAACTCCATTCTCTAGTTTTAAGTTTTGAAGCCCCATAGTTTCGAAAGCTTCTTTTACCATATCAGCTAATGCATTCAGCTTGTTTTTAATCTCCCCCAATTCCTCCTCCACCATACGCTTTTCTCTTTCTGCCTCCACATACTGCCTTATAAGTTCCTTCAATGAATCATGCATCGCCACCATACCCCCTTAGGATTGTTTCTATGACTTTCTCCTTTCGTTTCAATGCCTTGTAAATCTTTTCATCTACAGTATTTTCTGCAACTAAAGCTATAGAGATAACTTGTCTTGTCTGTCCTGGTCGTTGCAAGCGACTACGAGTTTGGTTGTATTCGCCGAGTGAAAAGCTTAAACTATAATCAATGACGTATCTTGCTCTATGCATTGAAACACCTTCTCCACCTGCCTTCAATTGTACTGCTAACACCTCACCTCCTTCCAAGTCCGCCCACTTTTCAAGCTCACGCCTCCTCCCAGATAGTTCAAAGCTTTTTCTACCATCGGCCTTGGCTACCTCATGCACAGTATCAAGGTCATGAGTGAAACGACAAAATACCACAATTGGTTCGTCTTTTGGTAAATCAGATAGCACGTCAGCCAATAACCTCTTTTTGCTGTCGCCAACATATCTATCATGGCCGTCGTCATCTCTGACGTATCCTGACGTTACTTGCTGAAGCTTAATTAACTTAGTAAGAGCGTTGTTAACTGTGACGTACCCGCCTTTGATTTGAGCAATAAAGTCGTTCTCAAGTGAGGCGTATACTCGTTGCTCTTCTTTGCTTAGTTCACATACTCTTCGTTCAAAGATGATCGGTGGTAAGTCTGGCAGTGCTTCATCAGGACCGACAGAGAATGTAAATGACCTGTACTTTTCGTAAAATTCATCTAAGTTTTGGTAGCCAAGGATTTGATAACCACCGTACCCTCCCATACGAGCGTATCTTGACCTAAAATTGGCGAAGCTCGTACCAAAGACCTCAGGACATAGGAAACGAGCCTGGCCGTAAATGTCAAGAGGGCCATCGTGAAGGGGCGTGCCTGTTAAGCCTAGGCGACGTTTGCTTCTCTTGTGGAGCTTGGCAAAGAATAGTGATTGTTTAGATCCAGGAGTGCGCAACCTATGGCATTCGTCTGCTATAACAGCATCCCATTCCTTAGATAATACCCATTCACCTAGCTTGCTTCTCCACACTGCCTCGTAGTTGCACACCAATGCCGTAATGGCCCCAGGCTCAGTGTCCTGCCACGCTTGTTCTGCCATTTCAGCCCTCTTAGGGATAGGCTTACCTGCAGGAAGTAATGTAACCTTCCATGGTATAGCGGCATGCTGCGCTATCTGTTCCTCCCACACTGGCACTACGTTAGGCGGGCATACTATTAAAACTCGTGCATTACCTTCAGGATACCAGTTCTGGACAATATTGATTGCTGTACGTGTTTTGCCCGACCCCATCCACATATCGAGTAGCACTGCTGGCAAGTCCTTCGCCCACCAATAAGCTCTACGTTGATGAAGCCAGTCATTACCCTTGCATATTGGAGGATTTGGTAAGTTGGTTGCTTCTTTTATAGGTGCTGCTTGCTCGTATGGGTCTCCTTCATTGAGTAGTTTCATAAGATCCTCGCTCAGACCAATGGGGCCAGGCAAAGACTTCATGATTTCATCGAGCGTGCGGTAAGAGCGTGGGTAATGCCATGCTTTGTTTCGTTTATCCCACCTTCCGCCCGTAATGCTTTTCATGATGTCTTTGTATTCGTACGGCGTACGCACGTAGATGCGCTGTCCCTCAGTCCAAGCGTGAATGGCCATGATTACCCCCCCAATCTCACTGTTCTTCCTTTAATAAACTAAGTTCTGCTTTCAGTTCAGTTATCTTATAATCGAGATAGTGAATGATAGCCACAGCATTTTCTAACTGCTTTTTAAGTTCTAAATTCTCATGATGTAAATCTTTAATATCCTTAATAAGGCTATTAAAGTTCGTGTGCATAATGACAGGCTCCTCGGGGGCCCACTCAGACAATGACTTGATCCAATATTTGCCAGCCATGCTTATCTCCTCCCTTTATCAACTATTATGCTCATTACGACACATCCTCATTTATCTGGTCTAACAATCTTCTGCCTCGTCGAACGATATCAAGTCCCAAATTGCCATAATCTCTTATTATCTCCTCATCGGTTAGTACTCCTAGTAATGCAGGACTTAGCATAGCATCCAAAATATCAATTAATTCTTGCTCCATATCCTTCATAATACAATCTTCACTTCCCTCTTCAATCCTGCCAGTTTGTCTGCATCCGCCAAGGCCTCTACGACCTCAGCAAACTGGGCCTTCATGGCACACCTGTCGCTGCCGATGCTGAAGTCAGCAGGGCATTCTTGATGAGGCTGTGTTATTTCGCCCGTAACAATATTCTTGCGATAAGGTTCATATGTGTTCCACGGGCATTCTCCACAGAACGCCTCGGCCAGTTCATCTGACTGCAAATAACTTAACGATGCGTCTGATATTCTTACCTCTTTTCTTGTAATACCCATCTTGCGCACCTCCTCAACAGCTTCATTGTATACCTCATTAATAGCTTTACTACATTGGCGACATATTTTAAACATATAGTCACCCCTTATTATCGTACCAACTTCGCTTATTCTATTAATTTGGTCGTCACAAATAAAACATCTTGCCTTATTCATTTAATCCTCCTCCCACTTAACATACCAATCAGGCCTACATGTTAACTCTCGTTGAGTTAATTCTTTATACAATCTCTTTAGTTCACCACGCTCGTTATATTTTTTAACCATCTTAAAAAACTCGTCCTTAGTTTCTCTAAGTATTTCTTGAGCGTTGGCCTCAAGTACATCTTTTTCGCTTATTACCCACTGTACTAAGTATGCATCTACATCAAATTCATCCTTGTCATTGTCTCTATGAAAATGGAACATCATACCCAGGTCAAAACGTGTCATAAAAAGAAAATAGTCTTTTGTGCCCTCGCCGCTGGGTGATAAAATCTTCCAAGCCCTACTTTCTATGTTTATCATATAAATCCCCTCCTTATGTTTTTATTTGTTAAGCATTCTAAGATGTCTCAAGTAAACCTCGTCCTTATATATAGTCTTTGCGTTGCCGTATCCAATTAGTGGCGTCATATACCCATCTATGTCAAGGGGGTTTACAAATAGATGTTCAGTCCCCGTACGTTTGTCGATCACGTAAATGACAGGGAAGACCAACCGTTCCACGTGGTCGTGAGCGTCAGATACACAAACCTTGTCTATCGTTTCAGTGTCGTCAATTATTTCTAAGTGTTCTGGTAAGCAAATGTTGTAGTCGAATGCTTCTTTAATGGGTGTTAATTCTTCATCTGGTCGTTTAAAGTATCGTACCTTAAAATTTAATTTATAAACTCTTTGTCGTCCCGCATTCAGTATTAGTTCCCAGTCTTTCATCTTTATCTCCTCCTTTTATTGTGCTAGCCACTCGTCTTCTTCCATCGTTATATCTGCCAAGTTGTGGAGCATATAACGATCAAAACTTTCAAGAAATTCCTTTGGACGTTTGCGCAGTTTGTTGCGTTCTCTTTTTTTGAATGAATTGAAAAGATATACTTCGACCATAGGGACTAATGATAGCCACGCTAAGTAAAAATGATAGACTTGTATATCTCCCTCTCTGTCTTCCACAACGAAGATGTAGTCTTCGATTTCTTCGTCGACCTTTGAAGCTCTGACTGTGAAGCCTTTTTCTTGGAATGCCTGGTATAGTAATTCTTCTTTTGTCATATTATTCTCCTCCTTCCGCCTATTAGGCATAAGTTTTAATCTTTATGTCACCATACATACCACAATAGGTAATATGAAAGAGCTTCTTAAGGATGGGGATATTAATGATGAAGTAAAAGCAATGTTCTATATTACTGCCATTATCAAACTTGCCCTTACCACAAGTGAAGAGCTTACTTCCACCTGTGGGGACGAAATAAAAACTTACGTTCCTTGCTTTGGACATGTTAGTCTCCTCCATTAATATTTTCTTTCTACTATTTTGCTAGAGTTTAAGACGATGGGCATAATGAAAGCTTCCATGTTTTCGCTTGTATGTAGTATATGTACCCCATAGCTGGGGTCGGATGGTAATGTAACAATAACATTAGCTGAGGGTAAAAACTTGCATACATCGATGAGATATTCTGGCTTGATTGCTTGCCCGCTGCCGCCCACAAGATAGACCAGGATGGCTGGTAGGAATTTAAGTATTTTTTCTTTGACTTCTACCTTGCGACCATTGGCTTGCATATATTTGTCGATGGCGCTTTGTGAAGGGTACCCCTCATCATCTTTGATACGTTCGATGATAATTTCTTTCTTTGTGCTTTTGACAAGAGCGTAAAGCCCGTTTTCAATGGTACTTTCTAAGAAGGCTCGGTGTATCCTGTGAGTGTCGGTACCTACCACATAACGATCTCGTACGCAAAGGTACTCCCAAGAGCGATCGTCAAAGGTAGGGGTAGCTGTGGCGAGTGCTGCAAAATTTATGGCGGCAATGTCGTTTTTGTTTGTTATTCTTACTGCCCTTTCTTCCACGTAGAATCTCACGTAGAATCTCTTTGTTCTTTTCTTTGCCATCTTGCTCTCCTCCTTCTAGGTATTGTAGCCTTATTATAGGCCCTTTGGACTGAATGTCAAGAGGGAGGTTGTAATTGAAAGAAGCCTTGCTAATGCTGGGGTTTTGGGGTGTTGTGGGGCTGTAGACCTAAGTATTTGGGATGAACAAGATAAAAAAATAGGCCTGGAGTACCACATTGGGGGGAATGTGAGGCTAGGATGGCGTAGATTGAATTTGAAGGGGTGGGGGTAGTGTTTTATGCCTTGGAAGGAAAGATGGGGCGTTCTGGGGCGGCTGAGAGGGTGTTTTGGGGGAGGTGTAAAGCGGGTTGAGGAGTCCACATTTGGGGGGGCTGCTTGACGGAAGTTGAGAAAAGGGGTAGAGTGTAGGAGAGGTAGTATATCGTTAGGAAGATAGGGGAAGCACGGGAAGGACAAGCCCACATAGGGGGCATGTAAAGGTGAGGGACTTGACAAGAAGATGAAAATGTGGTAGGATGGAGCAAAGCAGTATGTACTTTGAATTAGGTAGGGGGAGAAGTGGGTCGAAGGGAGTAGGCCAAAGGGGGTGAGTACAGGTATAATTCACCACATTTGGGTGGGAGAAATTGAAAAAGTGGGGCTAAAGGCCCCAAAAATGAACTAAAATGGCGAAAGTGTTACGAATTTGAACCGAATTTCGATAAAAATAAACTGGAGTTTCAGAGGTGAGTGAGGTGAGTACACATGTGAGTACACGTGAAAAGTTCGATTAACCCGCATGGTTATGGGGGTCTAGGCTGAGTACACATAAAAAGTGGAAAAAGGGCTTCGGCCCATTTTTTTTTGCCTCACTCATGTACTCACCCCCGAGATCCCAGTCTATATATAGTAACACCACGTCTGTTAAAGTGTCCTCACCCCTCACTCACCCGTCCTCACTTTATACCACACTTTCACAAGGGGTCTACGTAACGAAAGTGTTTATCGCGTTTTTTGCCCCTATAGTATATACACTGAAGAGGGGTGCTAGTAGCAGTAAACTAGCGTAGGCCAATTGACTTGTGGCTTATCTCCCACTTCGGGCCCTTTTTTGGGGGTATTTTTGGGTGTAATCTCCCACACCTCCACCCTCCCCTCAATTTTCAACTCCCCAGGCCATTCGACCCTATTGACAACCCTCCCCCCAATGTGGCATAATACAATTACACCAATCTCCTCCTTTCGGGTTGGTATATAGAGCAATCTCGCAACAAGGCCCCGCATCGCCACTGCGGGGTCTAATTTTATGTTTATAAAATACAATATTCTTTATTTTACCTTGACAAAAATTCAACAATGCTTTAATCTAAAATCAGAGGGGAGGTGTACCCAATGAAGAAAGTCCAATCCAAACAATTATTCACCGAAAATGTTGAATATTTTAGACAAAAGTTGCAGTTATGATCCTAAATTTTATGGGGTGCATATACTTACTTTTGAAAATACAAATCCAGAAGATGGGCATATGCTTTGGGATGGCGAGCAAATTTCAAAATCAAAACTGCTAAAAATATTAATGTTTGAGGGGCAACTATAAGATAATATTATGCCACGAAAACCAGGCGAGCAATTCATAAAACGAAAAATAAGGCAGACAAACAAAATATATAATAAAAGCAGACCTAAGCGTGACAGGTTATACTATTCAAGTCAATGGAAGCAAATATCGATGCTATATAGAAAGCAACACCCACTATGTGAGGAATGCGAACGCAATGGTATAATAACGCCGGCAGACTTGGTAGACCATATTATAGCCGTGAATGATGGCGGGAATATGTGGGAATGGGATAATTTGCAAAGCTTATGCATTGCTTGTCACAATAAGAAGCATGGTGGTGGGTAGGGGGGGTACAAATCTCTACAGCTTGTGCCTCCGAACAACGGCGCGGGCCTTCGCGCAACATTTCGCATAATTAAAGAGGGTGGGGTCAATGGGCAAAGGCAGGAAGCCTAAACCAACAGCCATAAAAATTTTAGAAGGAAATCCCGGCAAACGACCTTTAAATGATTCAGAACCACAACCTAACAGCGAATGCCCCGAATGCCCAAACTGGTTAACCGATGAAGCCAAAGAAGAATGGCACAGAATAGCACCTGAACTTCATAGAATTGGTGTTTTGACTTATATAGATATGGTTGCTTTGGCTGGTTATTGTGAGTCTTTTGCTCAGTGGCGTAGGGCTGTTGAATATTTGAAGGAAAACGGCGATATACTAGTATTGTATAACGAGGACGGATCTATAAAATATAAACAACAAGCGCCACACGTGGCTATAGCTAGTAATGCACTAAAACACGTACGAGCTTTTGCTTCAGAATTCGGACTTACTCCTTCGTCTCGTAGTAAGCTGAGTGTTAAGCCACAGTCTAAAAAAACTGAGCTTGAAGAATTGTTAGATGGGTAGGTGTTGTTAGTGCCGTTTGATGAGCAAAAAGCCGATAGAATTGTAAAATTTGTCCAGTCACTGCATCACGTTAAGGGTAAATGGGCTGGGCAACGCTTTATGTTAGAGCCATGGCAAAAAGACAAGCTGCTTAGGCCACTATTTGGGACGGTCAACCCAGACGGCACAAGGCAATACAGAACCGCATTTATAGCCATACCAAGAAAAAACGGAAAGTCTATTTTAGCAGCTGCATTAGCTCTATATGCACTTTTTGCTGATGGCGAATATGGCGCAGAAGTATATTCAGCAGCGGCGGACAGGGAGCAAGCTAGCCTTGTCTTTAATATGGCAGCCCAAATGATCAAGATGTCGCCTGAACTAAGCTCACGTTGTAAGATCATTGATTCTCAAAAAAGAATAGTTTATTACGAAAAGAACTCTTTTTATCATGCCATTTCAGCTGAAGCATACTCAAAGCATGGCTATTCGCCTACTTTTGTAATTTATGACGAGCTTCACTGTGCTCCTAACCGTGACTTATGGGATACATTGGCCTCTGGCATGGGCGCACGCACTCAGCCGATGATGCTTGCTATTACGACAGCTGGATATAATAAGAACTCTATTTGCTGGGAAATTTGGGACTACGCTCGCAAAGTTAGAGATGGTATTATAGAAGATCCTACGTTTTTTCAGTTAATTTACGAAGCTGATGAAGAAGATGCATGGAACGATGAGGAAGTATGGAAAAAGACAAATCCGAATTATGGAGTATCAATACAACCACAATTTTTACAGCAGGAATGTAAACGAGCACTGGAAATTCCAGCCTATCAAAACACTTTCAGGCGCCTATATTTAAACCAATGGACGGCACAGGAGACCAGGTGGCTTGATATGGATAAATGGGATGCCTGTAGCAGTGAACCAGTAATACCTGAGGGTGCTCCATGTTATTTAGGACTAGACTTATCAAGCACTGTGGACATCACAAGTGCATCGCTTTTTTGTCCAGAAACTGGGGCAGTCTTTAACTGGTCATGGATCCCTCGTGAAAACATGATAGCAAGGAAACGGCGTGACCGTGTTCCGTTCTCGCAATGGGAGCGTGAGGGGTGGATCACGGCTACTCCCGGCAATGCGGTCGACTATGGCTTTATTCGTAAGAAGATAAATGACATCAAAGCCGAATACCCGGGGCTTCAAGTTATAGGTTATGATCCGTGGAACGCAACACAATTAGCAATTCAGCTCGAACAGGAAGACGGAATGGCAGTTATACCCATACGGCAAGGCTTTCAGACGCTATCGCCAGCTTGTAAAGAGCTCGAACGGCGCATATTGGAGGGCAAACTAAGTCACGGAGGTAACCCCGTCTTACGTTGGGCGGCGGATAATGTTGTGGTGGTATCAGATCCAAATGACAATATCCGGCCAATGAAAAATAAGGCCACAGAGAGAATAGACCCCATCGTGAGCTTGATCATTGCCATCGCAGCGTGGCAAAATACAGAAGATCACAGCGTCTCAGTATATGAAACAAGAGGAGTTATAGCAATTTAAGGGGGTGTAGCGTTGGGAATAGTACAAAGAATAAAGCAACTAATAAGCAAACGAGCATCGCCCGGTAATATAGCCAACCCACCGTCATGGTTGACCGACTTTTTCACCGGTGGTGTTTCTTTGTCGGGCTTGCACATCACCGAAGACGATATGCTGAAGGTTTCGGCCGTATATGCTTGTATAAATTTAATATCAAACACGATCGCTTCTCTTCCGTTTCCTGTATACGAACGAAAAGAGCGGGGAAGAGAGCGTGCACGTGACCACTATTTGTATAACGTGCTTCAATACGAGCCAAACCCCGAAATGACAAGCTTCGACTTCCGCAAATTCATGCAATATCAACTTGAGCTTTTCGGCAACGCATACGCTAACATCGTTCGAGACAGCGCCGGTCGTGTGATAGAAATGTGGCCAATACCGGCCGTAAATGTACGTCCTAGGCGAAATTCAAGCAACCAGAAGCTCGTTTATGACGTTTCTTTGCCCGGCGGCGAGTTTCGTACGCTTTTGGACTATGAAATATTGCATTTAAAAGGGCTTGGTGACGGTCTTTTGGGCTATCCGCCTCTGAAGTATGCTCGTGAAATAGCCGCATTGGCTTTAGCCGCCGAAGGTTATGGTGCAGAGTTTTTCAGCAATGGAGCTGTGGCATCCGGCATTGTCGAAATGCCTGGCAAGCTGTCCGAAGAAGCCAAAAAGCGATTTGAGGACTCGTTCAGAAAGCAATATGAGGGGTTAAGCAATAAACATCGCATAATGTTTCTAGAAGAAGGGCTAAAATTCCATCAAACTACGATACCACAGGATAACGCTCAATTCATCGAAACCAGAAAATACCAAGTAGAAGAGGTTGCCCGATTCTTCGGTGTACCGCCTCACAAGATAGCGTCTTTAGATAGGAGCACATATAGTAATATAGAACATCAGTCAATTGAATTTGTTCAGGACTGCATACGACCTCGTGTGGTAAATTGGGAGCAGGCAATACATCGACAAATATTGCGCCCAGCCGAAAAGTCAAAATATTATGCAGAGTTTTTGCTCGACGGGCTTCTTCGGGGTGATATGGCGACAAGGGCGCAATACTACCAAGCTGGCAGAAACAACGGTTGGCTTTCGGCAAATGACATACGAGAGTTAGAAAACATGAACCCGATACCAGAAGAAGAGGGCGGAGATAAATATCTTGTAAATGGTAACATGATATCTATTGCATGAATACAATTGTATGATATAATACAGAAAGGAGATGATGCAAATGGCTAAAAACCTCGAACGTAGATATATTAACACCGCACTAGAGCTACGAGAAGACGACGCCACGCCAATTATCTCTGGCTACGCTGCGAGGTTCAATGAGTTGTCAGAGGAGCTCTACGGTTTCAAGGAGATAATACTTCCTGGAGCATTTCGTGATGCTCTTCAGGCAACTGATATCCGTGCATTATTCAACCATGACCCAAGCCAGATCGTAGCTCGAACGAAGAATAACACCCTACGAGTATGGGAGGACGACTATGGCCTCCGCTACGAGTTCACGCCGAACATGAAGACCACAGCAGGGCGAGACTTAGTGGAGCTCATCCGGCGAGGTGAAGTCGACCAGTCCTCGTTTTCCTTCTCGATGGAAGGTGGCAAAGAGGAGTGGGACGACTCAAGAGATATGCCACTAAGGCGTATCATTAAGGTCGCGAGGCTATACGATGTGTCCCCCGTGACTTACCCGGCGTATCCTTCAACTTCCGTTGGTGTAAGAAGCGCAAAAGAAGTATTCGAAGAGCATTTTCGGAAGCTCGAGGAACGTGGGGTAGACCCTGGTGACGTGTCAAGTAAGCTCGCACCAGAAGCCGAACCATGGGAAGCCCCCAACTTAGAGGACTTCACGGATGAGCAGTGGGAAGACTTAAGCGATGCGGAGAAAAGGCGAATTGCCAGACATTTTGCATGGGCCGCATCTATGCCGCCTGAAGCATACGGCGACTTGAAATTCCCACACCATAGGCCAAGCGATGGGGCTGTCGTATGGCGAGCGGTGTCGAATGCGGCGGCAAGGTTGCCTCAAGCCAACCTACCAAACGCCGATATCGACAAAGTACGCACACACCTTAGCAGACATTATCGGCAATTCGACAGGACGCCACCATGGGAAGAGGACTCACTAAGACAAGCAAGGTTTAAAATGCTTCGCCGAAAGGCGGAACTACTATTAAAAAGGGAGGCAATATGATGGCAGAAGTAAAAGAATTGCTCGAAAAAAGAGCGAATATATGGGAAAAGGCAAAGGAACTAATTGATCGTGTCGAGGCTGAGGGGCGTGACTTTAATGCCGAGGAGCAGTCTCAATATGACAAAATGATGGACGAGATGGATGAGCTCGCAAAAAGGGCCAAGCGTCTTGAAGAAAAACAACGTTTTGAGGCTCAAATGTCGATGCCCATTAACGAGCCAGTTCGAGCTATCCCAACCGAGCAAAAAGAAGACCGTGGCAAAGACTTAATGCCCGAGTTCCGTGCCTTCATTAAGACGGGTGTTGTATCGCCAGAATTGAGGGCACTGCAGGTAGACCCAGCCACCCAAGGCGGAAACCTTTTGCCACCGCAGCAGTTTGTTGCTGAACTGATAAAAGAAATAGACGATGCGGTGTTTATACGGCGACTAGCCACCGTTATCCCAGTAAATACTTCGGACTCGCTTGGCGCATCGACGCTTGATACAGACCTTGATGACGCAGACTGGACCGCTGAAGTACAAAGCATCACCGAAGGCACAATGACTTTCGGGAAAAGAGAGCTTAAGCCAAACCAGTTGTCAAAGCTTGTCAAGGTTAGCATGAAGCTCTTGCGTACCTCAGCAATACCCGTAGAAAGCTTAGTATCTCAGCGATTGGCGTATAAGTTTGCGATAACGGAAGAAAAGGCGTTTTTGCTTGGCTCGGGTACGGGCGAACCGTTGGGCTTGTTCACGGTAAGCACAGATGGTATAAGCGCCGCAAGAGATGTTTCGTCCACAGGTGGCGGGATTACCGCCGACAGCTTGATCGATGCAAAATATGCATTGAAAGCGCAGTATCGCAATGGCGCCCAGTGGATCTTCCATAGGGACGTTGTGAAGCTTATAGCCAAACTAAAAGATAATGACGACCAATACCTGTGGAGGCCCGGCATATCACTTGGTCAGCCCGATACGTTGCTGAATTTGCCCGTGAATGAGTCAGAATATGCGCCAAATACTGTTGCCGTAAATAGCTACGTTGGTATAATTGGCAACTTTAGATACTACTGGATCGCCGAACTAATGGGTATGGAGTTGCAACGTTTGAATGAGCTCTTTGCACAAACGAGCCAGGTTGGCTTCATTGGGCGCATGTGGGTAGACGGAGCACCAGTGCTTGAGTCGGCGTTTGCACGTATTAAGATAGCTGCATAGTGATAGCGATGAAGATAAAAATGCTCAAGACGGCGGCGGGGCCGTCAGGCGTGAAGCTAAGCGGTAAGATATACGATGTTACCGAACGAGAAGCCAAGATATTGGCAGCGTGCCAAGCCGCCGTGATCCTTGAGCCGGAAAAACTAGAGGAGCCGACAAAGATCGAAGCGACTTCAATGGAGCCGGAAGAGACAGAAATAATGCCTCGACCGGCGAAACGAGGCAAAAAACGATGAGAAAGGGGGATTGGTCATGCTTTTGGAGATAGGGACGCCCAGTGTGGAGCCGATCACGCTTGAAGAAGCTAAAGCCCACTTGAGAGTGACGAGCGATGATGAGGACGACTACATACAAAGCCTTATTCCAGTCGCTCGTGAGTGGGGTGAGACGTTCCAGGGGCGGTCATGGATCACGAGATCCATCGACTACTTTATCGACGCATGGCCTCAATCCCCCGTCCAACTTCCACGACCGCCCATTCAGGAGATCACGAGCGTAAAATATGCAACTGATGATGGGGAATATACGCTTGCTCAAGACGAATACATGTTAGATCCGCTTGGTCGACTCCATATTTACAAGCCACCTCCAGACGGAGACGTTCGTTACATGAAGATAACATACAAAGCTGGATATGGAGACGACCCAGCCTCGCTTCCTCATCGAGTTAAACAAGCCATGTTACTCCTCATCGGTCACTGGTACGAGAATAGAGAGATAATATCCGACAAACCCACCAATGATATCCCATACACAGCAGAACTTTTGCTTCTACAAGAAAGGATAATTCCGATATGACGAGCATCGGGGAGCTCAGAGATAAGATAAAAATATATCGAAAAGAGCGAACCGAAGATGGCATGGGTGGCTGGGAAGAGCAGGAAACCTTGATCATGACGGCTTTCGCTCGAGTTGAAGCTCCACGTTCGAAGAGTGGCGTCATAGCGCAAAAAGACACGGAAATTAGGTCGCATGAGGTGTTAATTCGCTACTCTTTGGGCCCCAAAATGGGCGATATCGTGGAATTTTTAAGTCAAAGGTTGGTAGTTCAAGCGGTGAGACACGACGCAAGAAGACGATGGATGTACCTCGACTGCGTACCAGAGGTGAAATAATATGCCACTTTCAGTGAGCGTTAAGGGTGTCGAAGAAAATATAGACGCTTTGAGGCGGGTAAACGCTCAAGCGAAGGACAAAATTGTCCAAGTTTTACGTGAAGAAGTCCAAGAAGCCGTGGAGGATGCCAAGAGTAGAGCGCCAGTCGACACGGGCGCACTAAGAGATGGCATTACTCGCTCGGTTTCAAAGAAGAACCTAACGGCTACTATGTCAGCGGGCGGGAAGCGACGAGGTGTAGATACATATTACGCATATTTCATTGAATTTGGTACCAAAAACATGCCAGCGAGACCGTTTTTCTATCCAGCTGCACGTGCCCACGAAGAAGAAATAGCCGATCGGTTGGGCGATGAAATGTATCGCTTGATCAGTAAAGAGGTTGAGAAATAATGAGCCACGTGGCGATAATTCAGGATATTTACACCGCTTTGTCTACGAACGCAGGCGTCATGGGTAAGGTAACAGGTGTTTTCGACGTCCCGCCAGAGGACCAGCCGTCACCATACATAGTCATCGATACGTTGCAAAGCCTCGAAGGACGACTTTTGAACGCTTCAGAGCGACGATGGGCCGTCGATGTGCATATTTGGAGTAGCTACAAGGGCAAAAAAGAAGTATTAGAAATTGCGGACTTGGTAGTGAAAGCACTCGACGATAGCTGGTTTTTTGAAGAATTAATGGTCATGCGTGACCCGTCGGGCTGGTTTCACGGAGTTTTAACAATTAGAGGATATGAAAGGAGATGAAGTAAATGGCAGCTTTTGAGGGTAAAAAGGCAATACTACAAATAGACGTTAACGGCACCCCAACTCAATTTGGAGAGGTAAGGTCATACGAATTAAGTATCGATGCTGGAACAATTGATGTTTCTACAATAAGCACCGACTGGAAGAAATTTTTGCGGGGGCAGCGAGGTTGGTCGGGTACATTGCAGTGTTGGTATGATCCTACAGATCCGGCACAAGCTGAACTTGAAACTCGAGTAAACGCAGGACTTGACGTGCATTTGACTTTTCTTGACCTTGGTGACGAAGTAGGGAAGCCAAAAAAGAGCGGTAATGCGGTTATAACGAACGTTACAACGAGCGTGGCGACCGAAGACGCCGTCGGCCTGTCTATCACGTTCCAGGGTAATGGGGAATTGACCGTAGAGACCGTAACTACTCCTTAACGAGGTGATATAACTTGAAGTTGGGCGGGAAGAATAGAGAGTTTAAATACACCGTCAATTCAATAAGACATTTGATAAACATGACCGGTAAAACGCCGTCCGAAATACTAAACGGCTTCGATCCAACTGACTTTGACTTAGGTGTCAAGCTTATATGTTGCGGTTTGCTATGGGAAAACCCGAAATTGACGCCCGATATGGTCGGCGACTGGCTCGAAGTAGACGACGGGATATATAGCCAAGCTATAACCGATGCCGTGAATGCGTTAGTCGCATCGTTTCAGCGACAGTTTAAAGTTGAGCTCGAAGAGGTAGATGAAGAAAAAAACTCACAAAAAAGGACTGGGAAGAATACTTAAACCACGCAGTTTTAATGCTTCTCGGCCCTTTGCGACGGACACACAACGACTTATGGCAGCTCACACTTGGAGAATATGAGGATCTTTGCCGTGCTTGGATGTATACAAACTATATAGATACGCAAAAGATAGCACAATTAGCAGTTTGGCTTCTAAACGGATCGGGCAACCTAAAATATCCCGTACACATCGAAGACTTGATAGGCAAGTGGGTAGATGGACGGGTAATGTCGATAAAGGAACATAGAGAGTACCTCAAGCGAAAGGTAGCCAGCAAAAAGAAAGGGGACAAGTGATGGCAAAAAGTCGAAGAATTACATACGTTTTCGGCGCCGATATCTCGGAACTTGAGCGAGGATGGAAGCGCATCGACTACCAGCTCAAAAGCTTAAGCCGCAATGTCCGCAACTACGGCATGGCTATGAGCAAGGCTTTCACTGTCCCCCTTGCCGCAATTGGTGGTGTTGCTACTAAAGCAGCGCTTGATACAGACAAAGCAGTACGTACAATTGCAAGAGGCACGGGAGCACAGGGGGAAGCACTCAGAGAGTTAGAACGAGAATGGCGCAAATTAGCGGTTTCGGTGACTCAAAGCTTTGAAGATTCAGCTAGGGTTTTAGCTGATTACAATACAAGACTTGGTTTGACTGGCAAAGCTCTACGTGATGTATCAAAACAAGCGCTCGATGCATCCCGCATGATGGGAGAAGATGTTAATTCCGTTGTAACAGAAAGCGCAAAAGCAATGCAAAGCTGGGGCGTCGAAGCTGAAAATATGAGTGAATTTCTCGATAAAATCTTCAAAGCATCGCAGACTACTGGCGTTGGGATGAGCAGTCTTTCAAGTCAATTATATCGCTATGGTGCATCGCTTAAAGCTATGGGCTTTGACCTTGATTCGTCTATTGCATTGCTCGCACAATTTGAGCGTGAAGGTGTTAACGTCGAGCGGATTATGAGCGCAATGACGATGGGATTAAACCGCATGGCACGTTCGGGCGTCGCTGATGTTAATCAAGCTTTCATACAGCTTATACGTGAGATACAAAATGCAAAAACAAATACAGAGGCGGCTAATATAGCTGTTAAGGTATTTGGGCGTTCTGGCGCTGAAATGGCAGTAGCTATCAGGGAAGGGCGCTTTTCTGTCGAAAACCTTATAAATTCACTACGTGAAGCGGACGGCGTAATACAGCAAACCACAAAGAGCACCGATACGTTTGCCGAGGCATGGTCTAGGACTAAAAATTCGCTCATGCTGGCTCTTGAGCCAATTGGCCGAGAGATCCTCAACATAGCGGAAAGAACGATACCCCGGCTCCAACAGGCTACCGAACGGCTAGCGACGTCAATTGCTAATATGAGCGATTCTTCAATCAAGAAAATTGTTGAGTTTGCTGGGGTGTTGGCGGTTGGGGGGCCGCTACTTATCGCAATAAGCGCAACTATCAACGCAGTTAGAAATTTAGCCAGCGTTGTACTAGCGTCGTTTGTGCTTCCTGGATCCCCTTGGGTATTGGCGGCAGCCTCTGTAGGAGCTCTTGTATACGCTTTAAAAGATTTCGACAAAATACAAAAACAAATCACTGGGAGAACTCCAGCCGAAGTGCTTGATCGGTCAAAATACATGCAACGAGCTGGCGAGATATTCGCCGAGCGACATGGTAAATATCCAATTACCGTTGAAGAATACAAGGAACTTGACAGAATAATTGATGAACTAATAGCTAAAGAACGAAAAGTTGAAGTTGAAGTTACGCCTAAAATTACAGCACCTAAAGGAACACCTACTATACCAGCACCGCAAATAGGCGCACCCATCGATTTAAGCAAGCTACTTGACACGGAAAGCAAGAAGCGTGCTGATGAAGCCGCTAAAGCTGAACGTGAGCGTATACGTCAGATTGGCATTACAACAGCAGCTGAAATAGAGCGCATCGAAAAGGTTAAACAGATGCAGCTTGAAGCACAAGAAGCAGCCGCAGAAGGTGTCAGACGATTTTGGCGAGATGTCAATTGGGAATACAATCAAGGATTAATCGATGCTCAAAGCTATTTTGACATGTTAAGCGGTGAGCTGGAGCGTGTTACTCAAGGTAGCGAAGAATGGAAGAGGACATTTCAAGAGATTCAGCGTGTTGCGCTGGATATCGTTAATACTAATATTGACGCATTAACAGAACAATTGCGTGCTGGCAAGATAACTACAGAAGAATTTAATGAAGCAGTTGCGAGACTTAAAGCACAATTTCAGGATTTGCCGCTTGCGGTTAATCAGTTAGATTCAGTATTGAAAACAACTGCCGAAACTTCAAAAACAGCAATCGATCTTGTTAGGGATCTTGGCATGACTTTTCAGAGTGCCTTTGAAGATGCAATCATTGAAGGAGAAAACTTGCGAAGCGTTCTAGCTGGACTACTTGAAGACCTTGCTAGGATAATATTGCGCATGTACGTAATAAAGCCGCTTGTCAATTCATTAATGGGCTTCATGGGATCGGCATTTGGCTTGCCTGCATTCAAAATGCACAGCGGAGGTGTAGTAGGTTTAGCTGGAACGCCAATGACTGTGCCTGCAGGGATGTTCATTGGGGCACCTCGCCTCCACAATGGACTTGCTCCTGACGAGTTCCCTGCCATACTACAAAAAGGAGAAACGGTATTACCTAGGGGAGCTGATACGCCATCCTCAACGAGCGTTAAGATAGTTAACGTGCTTGATCCTTCTATCGTTGGTAACTATCTTGGCACGGCGGAAGGCGAGAGGGTTATTGTTAATATAATGCAAAGAAACATAAGGAGGCTGACATAATGCCTTTCACGAGTGGATATGTAACTGGGACAACGAGCGACCCAGCTCATAATAAATTCTTAGAAGTTGTAAGAAGCTTTGCCACCTCGAACGGCTGGGAAGAATTGATGTATAGCGAAAGTCCAAGTCGCTATGTGTTTCTTAGGGGGCCTGGGCTGACTGGCGAAGATCCTGTGTGGGTGGGGCTTGATAATTACTACGGATATAATCTTGCGGTTGGCGTGGCCACTAGTTACCTTGAATCGCAAACATATTACGATCAACCGCAATTTAAGCGCATCGGTGTGCCATTATATTATGATAGAGTGGATTATTGGATTAACGTCAATGCTCAAAGGATAGTATTTGTGTGTAAGGTAGCAGCTGGATACTACGAACATGGCTATATGGGCAAGTTTATCTCTTATAGCTCACCGCTCCAATATCCTTATCCTGTGTTTGTTGGTGGAATGTTTGGATATTATTCGAATGAAAATTATATTTTACAAAATCAATCATACTTATATGATTCTTATCATGAAGTGCCATGGGTAGGCGGTCAGTACAGTGGTTACGGTTACAACGGACAAGTTTATAGTAGTTTCGACGGAAAATGGGAAGCCGTGAATAAAGCAACATTTGGATCTGCCGGGTTTGAGCTAAATGGGACAAAACCAATATACAATATAGATTTAACAATGAAATACAATAGCGATCCTAACTGCCAAAGATTAACTGCTGGTATATATGGAACGCTTGATGGTGTTTACATAGTAAATTCGAATAACCCTGAAATTTATCCTGAAGACACAATAACGGTTGATGGAACAACTTATATCGCATTCCCAAGCAGAAATCTTACTGAAGCAACATATCTACTTAGGGCAGATACATAGATGGGAGTGAAGGCTAATGGCATTTTATACTGGATTTTGTAATAGTTTCGAGGATATAAAATTAGCATTGATAGATTGCTGCGAGGATAACGGTTGGACGCACACCACCGACAGCAGTGGTAAAGATGTAATCTACAAAGATAATCTTTACCTTATGCTTGATACTACGTCTGGTACTTTTAACAGCTTTGGCATAACCGGTAGAACAGGGGTAAACGAAGGAAGCGCCCCTGGACGAGTTGGTATTTCTGATTTTTATCCTTACAGCTCTTACACTTGCCCTGGGCCAGTACAATTTCCTGTGAAGTATTTTTGCTTTACCTATAGCGATATTGATGAAGTCTATTTTCTGATAAATTACGCTGATATGTATCAATGGATAGCATTTGGCAAAAGTAATATCCCCTTACCTGGAACAGGGCTTTGGGTTGCGGGTACTTCGGGATTAAACCCGTCATATAAGCCTGCGTTAATTACGATAAATTCGTCTGGTAATAGACCATCTTCCAGCACTACTTGGGATAAATTCACTAATGCTGCTTTTATTTGGTTACGGGGAGCCCTTAGCATATCTTATATAGTCCCAGCAAAAAATTATTGGCTTCATTCGAACATCACTTCAGATTATCCATGGTCTTTAGCGTCAGACGGGGATAGTTATTACACTTATGGCCCAGCAGGCATAGGATATTTAATTACTCATTTAGAAAGTCAACCTAATGAGTTTAATCAACAATCTTTACTTCTGCCAGTTTTAGTTTATAAGAGTTTATTTTTAGTTGCTCATATTCAAAAGGCACGGCATATAATGATAAACTATCTTGATCCTGAAACTATTATTTACCATGGCTATGAACAATGGATGGTATTCCCTTATTTCAAAAAGGTTTATAAATCGCCCTATAGTTTTTCATTGTCTTCAGCTGACTTCACGGGCAATTTTGGTTGGGCGATTAAAAAGGAGGCATAATGAGCTTTTATTTTGTTCCAACGCCAGAAGTTTATGACAATAGCGATTATCCCTTCTGGTCATACCATAGTTGGGATGCAGCCCCTCAACTATCTAACACTAACCATATCCTTCAGCCGACGATTAGGCTTGGTAGTTTTACCCCGACAAGGCAGATTATACCAACACAGCATAGCGGTTACGCGCTTATGTCACTTTACGACGATGTTTATGGATATGTCCATGTCGAACCCACCTATTTCAATGTTGGTACATTGTTAGCAGATCAAACGCATACGATAGAAATATGGAACGCTGATTTTTATAATACCGTAACTCTAAACAGTCTCGGTTTGGTAAACACAGAAGGAATACAATTTGAAGGGCCTTTATCCTATCCTTACACATTCGGTATCAATCAAGCTGAAGAATACAGAATTAAAGTAACAATGAGCGGCCCGCCCGTTATAAATGCCACAATTTCCCTTAATTTTGATGCCTATTCAATCCCAATCCGAATTGAAGGTCGACGGCTAGTTGTATTTTACTGGATGCCAAAGAAAGACTTTACTGAGAAATTAGAATGGTTGACTGACCTTATCGAAACATATTCAGACGAACAACGCATTGCTTTGCGTATAGCTCCAAGGCGGCACATCACCTACTCGTATGCTAAAACGCCCCATTATGGATCAGAGATGGCAACCCTAGCAAAAGCTTGGGTATTCCGTACTTGGGGTGTTCCTATTTGGGCGGAAGCCGAGAAGATAGCATCTATCTCAAGTGGAGTAACGACGATAAGCTTTGATACGAGATATGCAAGTTACACCAATGCAGCATTCATATGGGAAAGCGACGATAAAAACGAAGCAGTTAATATTGTGACTTTAAGGGACAATGGCATTGATATCGACCAGCCCGTAAAACATAATTACTCCAACGCTTTGATCATGCCGTTACTCTTCGGCATTATGCAAGATGGACTTCACATGAAGAAAGACTACGCAGTCGTTCAGGCTTCTGCTACGTTCACTATTGTGGATGACAAATACGTAGGAGCACAAAATTATCCTACACTGGATGGATATCCTATATTACGAGACGTCGGAGTGAAGGTTGAAGAGTTCAACGAGCGTATCTATCGAGCATCGGAGTTCATCGATAATGGACAGGGGCTTATCGAGGTGGAACCAAACAGAAGTATTATTGAAAAGACAAGCTTGCTTGGCAAGGTCACAGCAAATAAAGTTGACTTGTGGCGATGGCGACAATTCCTTCACTGGCTTAGTGGCCGTCAGAAAACATTTCTACTTCCGACTTTTATGCAAGATATTAAATTGATAGAAATGCTTGGGAGTGGCGCAACGTCAGCGAAGATAAAAGGCCTTGGACTTTCCAATTATGGCACTTTCCCTATGCGCTCAGCGATAACGTTTAGCGACGGCTCGATACAGTATCGAAAGATAATGAGTGCATTGCCAATACCAGACTCAGACGACGAATACATTGTCATCGACCAAGGTTTCACCGTTAACGTTTACCCCGAGGATATAAAACGTTGGGAAATCATTAATTTGATGAGGCTTGATACCGACGAGGTGACCTTAGAATATAACGGTTTAATTGTTAAATGTTCAATACCAGTAAGGAGTGTTAACTCATGAGCTTTTTAAGCTTTGAAACAAGCAGAAGTACGGGACAACCGTTAGAGCTTTACGAATTTAAATATGGTGCCTACATATACCGTTACAATACTACAGCTAGCGAAGTTGCGATAAACAATTTCACTTATCTACCGATGCCGCTGTCTCGTGAAGCTATAACGTTAACAAGCGATATAAGGCGTTCACAGCTTACAATCACAGCCCCTTCTAATTTCGAAGTAGCCAACTTCTTTAGAGCCAGCATACCAGCCACACCAATATCAGTAACGATTAAAAAGAAACACAGAAACGATCCCGAAGTGATTACGGAATGGATTGGCAGAATTATAACAGCCGAATGGAAGCACAGCGGAGTTCAGATGTATTGCGAGTCTTATTATTCAGCAATACAGGGCAACGCTAACATGCGATACTATAGTTACTCATGTCCACATATGTTATATGGCGATAGATGTAAGGTCAGCAGGATAAACTATCGCACTATAGCTACTGTCAGTGGTGTAAGCGGAACGAACATTACTGCTTCCGCATTCGGCACTAAGCCAAACCGTTACTTTGTTGGCGGCTATCTTATGTTTCATGATGGATCTACAGGACTAACTCATATGCGATATATCAGTGCTCACTCAGGCAGCACGATTACTTTGTCCAACCAGATACCAGAGCTTACAGCTAACAAACAAGTTGAGGTATATCCTGGATGCGACCATACGTTAAACACTTGTAGATATAAATTCAACAACCACATAAACTTCGGCGGCTTCCCTTGGATACCAGGACGCAATCCGTTCGCGTCAACGAGTGCAATCTTTTGGTGAGGAGGGGATGAAATGAGTATTTGGCTCGCACTTGGACTTGGGCTTCTTTTTAGTTATTTAGCGTTTTTGCTACGACCCAAACCTTCTGCTCCTCCGCCGTCTACCATCGAAGATTCCGACGTTCCTGTTGTTAATGCTTCGGATCCTATACCACGTATCTATGGCACTGTATGGATTAAATCGCCAAATGTTGTTTGGTACGGCGACTTGCGAACAACGCCAATTAAAAAGAGTGAAAAATTCAAATGATCGTATATATTAGAGATGCAGTTGAGATAGGATATTGCGTGAAAGGGATTAAGGAATTTTGCAAGCGATATAATATTGACTTTCGTAGCTTTGTTGCTCACGGTATAGACTCAGATGTTTTGTTGAATACAGGAGATGCTATGGCATTAAAAGTAGTAGAGCGTGCGAAGCTCAATAGGATGGAGGGAGAATAAGTGGGCGGAGGCGGCAAGGGAAAAGTAGAGTTTACAGTTGGCTATAAATACTACGCAGGGCTTCACATGGCTTTTTGTGACGCCGCCGATGCATTGCTTGCCATTGCAGTTGGGGATAAGACGGCTTGGACGGGCAATGTGACTAGCAATTCAACTATTTATATCAATAAACCAAATCTCTTTGGAGGCGAAGAACGAGAAGGAGGAATACAGGGTAATGTAGACGTTATGTTCGGTAGGGACTCACAAGGGGTAAATTCATACCTACTGAGTAAGCTTGGATCAAACACCCCCGCCTTTCGTGGGGTTGTATCGCTTGTAGCTAAGCAAATATACCTTGCAGCGATGAACCCCTACATCAAACCGTGGAAAGCTAAATTTCGACGTATACCAGCTTCAAGCTGGCAGTCAAGTTATGCGAATATAGGCGGAAACGCTAACCCTGTTCATATCATCTACGAACTTATCACCGAGCATGGCTTAGGGCAAATAGATCAAATATCCTTTACCAATGCTGCTAAAACTCTTTACAACGAAAGTTTCGGCATGAGCATAACCTGGACAGGTGGATCGATCGAAGAATTCCTACAGCTCATACTCGACCACATAGGAGGAATGCTATTCGTCAACCCGACAACTGGCCTGTTTCAAATACGACTCATCCGAAACGACTACAACGTCAGCTTATTGCCTGTATTTGATGAAGCATCGATCAAAGAAATGGTTAGCTACCAGCGCATAGCTCTTGCTGATACAATTAACCAGCTTACAGTTTACTATACTGATTTCAATACAGGCGAAGAACGAAGCATTTGCGTTCAAGACCTTGCCAACTTTGCCGCACAGGGTAGGGTTGTTTCGGATGAGCGAAAATATTTAGGCATTACAAACTTGTCGCTTGCAACCAAGGTGGCCATGAGAGACCTTGCAGCCTCGGCGGCAATGTTAAGTAAGCTCACAATAAAGGTATCTCGCAAGGCGTACAATTTAGTTCCTGGCGACGTCTTTGTCTTCAAGTGGCCCAAACTTGGAATACAGCAAATGGTCTTCCGAGTTGGTGAAGTCAACTATGGCACGTTGAGCGACTCCACCATTACGATCGATGCTATCGAAGATGTTTACTCGTTGCCTGTAGCTTCATATATTGAAGTGCAAGACCCTTATTGGCAAGAGCCAGTTACCGATCCTACGCCTTGCCCACAACAAAGGTTGTTTGAAGTGCCTTATTGGGATCTTGTTAGGTCGTTATCTGAAGCGGATTTTGATTACCTACCCAAAAATGAAGATATCGGTTTTGTAGGTGCTTTAGGATCTCGACCAGGCGGAGTTGCAATGAATTATGATTTTTACACATCTACGTCTTCAAGCAGCGGATACGTTAAGCGAGACACTGAAAACTTTTGCCCAATTGCATTTCTATCAGCTTCAGTTGGTTATACTGAGACAACGTTTCAAATAGAAAACGGAACAGACCTTGACCTCGTGAGAACAGGAAATACCTTCTACGCAATAATTGAAGATGAGGTCGTGAGAGTCAATACCATCACAACAAGCAGTGTAAACGTATCGAGGGGATGCTTGGACTCCGTGCCTAAACCTCATGCCGCAGGTGTGGCGATATACTTTGTGAGTGGTTGGCAAGCAGTGGATCAGACACAAAGGGTAGCTGGACAGACGATATATGGCAAGCTTTGTCCTCGAACTGGTAGGGGTGTGTTAGACCTCGCGCAGGCTCCAACTCAAAATATCACGCTTGCCAGCAGATTTGACCGCCCGTATCCTCCTGCCTATCCGAAGATAAATGGAGTAGTTTATCCAGAAGGCTTATCGGTAGAAGGTGTGCCAATAAACCTTTCGTGGTATCATCGAGACAGAACGCAACAGACGGCGTATATTGTAGCTGATACAGAAGGAAATATTGGGCCAGAAACTGGCACAACATACACAGTTGAAGTCAGGAACAAAAGCAATAATTCTCTGATAACAAGTCAAGCTGGAATAACGGCAAATTCAGTAGCAATAACGCTGAGCGTTGACGTTCAAGCATACGTTGACTTGTGGTCAGTTAGAGACGAATATACATCATTGCAGAAGCATAGGTTCACGATAGACTATTACAGAGCGCAGAGGAGGCTAACGCAAGATGGAGTTGAGAGAGCGACGGAAGATGGAAAGATAAGAATAGTGGAGGGATAAAAGATGGCATTAAAAATAAGTGAGATAACAACTACATTAACGGATATTGTAAATGAGACGTTAGTTGAAGTCTCAGAAAAAACTGGTGCTTCCTATACTACTAAGAAGTTTAATTTACAGAACTTGCTTGGGGGTGATACATTAAATAATTTATCAGATGTTACTCCTCCTACGGCAAGCAATCAGATACTGATTTGGAATGGTACAAAGTGGGTGCCTATAACTTATTCGTTAAATAATCTATCAGATGTTGAAGCTCCAACTACTACAGATAAAATCCTTGCATGGAATGGTACAAAGTGGGTGCCTATTGATATCCCAAGCGGTGGCACAGATGGTGAAGGAGCATCAGCATTATCAGAGCTATCAGATGTTAGTATTGCGACCAAAGCTGACGGAGATGCGCTAGTTTATGTGGAGGCTGACTCGAAATGGGAAGCCGTTAATCTACGCAAAGTGAACGAAGTTGTAAAATCTTCTACAGCTACGCTAACTACTGCTGAAGTTACAGGCACAATCATAAATAACTACGGACAGAGTGAAGATGTTACTCTTACATTGCCTGCTGCTGCCAACGGGCTAACTTTCATGGTTGTGCTTGGTACAGAGGTAGCTAAATATTTTCACATAGAACCAAACGCCAATGACAAAATTTACCTCAATGGGACTGCTGGGGCAGATGGTGGGTACGTTGGTGTGTCTTCTGCCAAGGCAGGCAACGCCATATCATTCACGTCATTCCAGACAGGGACAGATACATATGACTGGCTGGCCGTATCAATAGCTGGAGACTGGAGTGCTGAAACATAATGTTTAACATATGGTGGTTTATGAAACAAAAGAAAAAAGCAGGACTAAGCTACTATGGGACAATAGATGCATTAAGTGTAGCTAGATATTATTTAGCAGCTACTACTGTAGGTAATTATGCTCTGTTTGGTGGTGGATATCCTGCATCTAGTGTAGTAGATGCATATGATACATCTCTTACTAGAACTACATCTGCATCATTAAGTGTAGCTAGATATCGATTAGCAGCTACTACTGTAGGTAATTATGCTCTGTTTGGTGGTGGATATCCTGCATCTAGTGTAGTAGATGCATATGATACATCTCTTACTAGAACTACACCTACTGCATTAAGTGTAGCTAGATATCGATTAGCAGCTACTACTATAGATAATTATGCTTTATTTGGTGGGGGAACTCCTGG